TATTATGGTCACGGCCTTAGTCGGTGGTGACAAACGTAGAAGAAAAAACAAAAATTAGAAAATATGGCAGAAACAACTGGAATAATTAACGGCTCAAATCTTAAAGTAACTTTAGCCGCTGTTGGTGCTAGTGAAGTTTTGGTGAACAACCTTACTGACTGTAGCATAAGTACTAACGTAGATATGAGGGACACAACTACGAAATCAAACGCGGGATATAAAGCTTTACTTCCTGGTATGATGGAGGCTACTCTTTCCTTTAGTGGGATGTTTGCTAACGATGCTACAAACGGCTTTCACGAGCTCTTCGACTTTCAGAACGCAAAGACTAAGCTAGATGTTAAGTTAACTCAGATTATAGGCTCAGGCTCAACGCCTAACGCTGGCGATATGGAGTTCGAAGCAAAAGGCTTTATAACAGCTTTAGACTTAACAGGAGGTACTGAAGACAACGCTACATTCACATGTCAAGTACAACTCGTCGAGACTATAGCTTATAACGTTATCTCATAATGGTTATAACACTCAATGAAAAAAGCTATCCGGTAAAAGCTACGCTTAGAGCTTGGAGAAATTTCGAGAAGTCTACAGGGGTTAAGGTCGTAGAGGTTGACGCTTCAGACGTTACTTTGATACCTGAGCTAATTTACTACTTTGTAGTAGATGGCTGCGCGGCTCAATGTATAGAATTTAATTTGAGTGTAGACGAATGGCTCGGGCTAATTACGGTACAAGACTTACCTAAGTTAGTTAAAGTCATGGAGTCAGCGATGGGAGGAGATCCTAAAACTGACACAAAAAAAAAGAAGAGAAAGAGCCTCTAACATGGAACAGAATAGAGGAGCTGGGGTTAGGTCTGTTAGGCTTAGCCCCGGCGGCTCTTTATTCTTTAACGTTCGAGGAGCTAAGTAATGCAGTACAAGGAAAGAGAAAAAGCCAGGAGATACTTGAGCGCTCTAACTGGGAGCGTACCAGGTGGCAGACTGCACTACTGTTAAACGTACACACTAAGAAGGGGGCGAGTATAAAGCCCAGAGATTTAGCAGTCTTCCCATGGGAGAAAAAGGAGATAAAAAACAAGCCACAGCTGGACGGTCTTAGGATGCTTAAGAGCTTGGCAAAGAATAAAAAATAATGGCAAAGCTCGGAGATTTAGTAGTACATATAGGCGCTAATACAAAAAACCTTAACGATAGCCTAGGTAGAGCACAGCGTAATATGCGCTCAATGACTCGTAATTTTACGGCGCTCGGTCAGCAAATGACGCGATCTATAACTCTACCTATTTTAGGTATCGGAGCCATGGCGATAAAGAGCGCTGCGGACCTGGAAAAAATGGAGGTAAGCTTCATCTCATTAACTGGAGGCGCTAAGCAAGCGGCCGACATGATGAAACAGCTCAACGAGTTCACAGCTAATACGCCATTTCAGATTGACGCTGTAGCTACCTCAGCGCGTCAGCTCATAGCTTCAGGTACTAAGATAAGCGAGGTAAATGAACAGCTCCAATTCTTAGGAGATATCGCAGCTACAACAGGCCAGCCCATTAACGAGATAGCTGCGATCTTCTCAAAGGTTAACGCCAAAGGGAAGGTAGAACTAGAGAGCTTAAACCAGCTAGCTGAAAGAGGTATCCCGATATTCAAAGCTCTGTCAGATGCTACCGGCTTACTGCCTTCAGAGCTCGGCGCTGGGCGGGATAGCGTAGAGCAATTTAACGCCACTTTAAAGAGCTTTAACGAGGAGGGAGGGCTAGCCGAGGGAGCTATGGATAAGCTAAGTAAGACGGCTGCTGGAAAGTTTAGCACAGCCCTAGACAATTTAAAGCTTGCCGGGGCCGCTTTAGCTGAGGACTTGCTACCGCCTATTAATGCTTTGCTAGATTCAATTATAAATTTAGCTAAAAAATTTACAGGCCTTTCAGATTCTACTAAAAAAATTATTATTGTAGTTGGTACTTTTTTAGCTACACTGGGGCCAATGCTCATAATTTTGCCTCAAATTATTGCAGCCTTTAGCGGAATGACTGCAGCTGTTATAGGTATGAATATTGCTCTAGCTGCTAACCCTGTAGTGCTGGCGGCTACAGCTATAGCTATATTGACTGCGGCTGTTGTTGGCTATAATTTAGCAGCAGATAACGCAACAATAAAGACAGAAAGCTGGCGCAAACAACTTAAATTTTTATCTAACGAAGAAGCAAAAGGCAAGCTAAACGAAGGTTTAGATACAACTTTAGAAATGATAATCCTGGTACAGGACCAAGTAGATCGAGCGCAAAAGGCTTATGATAAAACCAGAAACGCAAGCACAAAGAGAGGGCTAGACACGGCTAAACAGGATTTAGAAAGGTGGCTAACAGAAAAAGACATGATCGCCGCCCAGATTTTAGATTTAGATAATAAAATATCTAGCTCTGAAATAATACCAGATATAGAAAAGGCTGAAGATTATAACAAAAAACTTGACGGTTTACTGTTAAGGTTAAGAGGTATAAATACAGTAATTACTCAAGACCTAACAAACGGAATACAGACGTTTACAGTACAAAGCAGCGGCCAGCTTTTAGACTTTCTAGATGACTTCAGTACAGGAATAGAAGGAACAACTACAAAAATAAATGAGGTTGTTGAATTTACAACTACAGCCTTTTCAAACCTAGGTAAACAAATTGGAGATGTTTTCGCAAGCGCTATAGTAGACGGCGAGAACTTTGTGGACGGTCTAAAAAATATGGTTAAATCTATTATAAAAATACTAATAAGCGAAGCTATATCTCACGCAATTACTAGCGCTTCAAGCTCTACTAACGTAGCTAACCAGGCCAGCGGAGGGCTTACAATCCCAGCATTTATAGCCGCCGCTGTAGGTAGTGTTAAGGCGGCTTTTGGTTCGGTTCCGGCTTTAGCTGAGGGAGGTATCGCTTTTGGTAGATCGTTAGTTGAGGTAGGCGAGTACTCAGGAGCTAGCGGCAACCCGGAGGTGATAGCTCCACTATCTAAGCTTAAGGATATGATAGGAGGCAATTCGATTCAAGTTTATGGCCGAATCTCTGGCGATGACATTGTGATAAGTAACGACAGAGCCACACGAGACAGAAACAGATTCTAATGACAACGTATTTTAAAGCAGAATTTACAGATATCTCAGGCGAGGACTGGCTTGTTAAAATTGGCACTACTGCAGCCGCAAGTGATCAAAATATACCTTTCAATTTAGGGCCTGATGGCTTCAGGCTTACTTATGATTTTGACCAGTACGACAGATGTAAGCCTATTGTAGGCAGTAGAGTGATGTTCACGATGTATCAAAATGACGCAACAACAAGCTACACGAATTTTTTTAATGCTTTCTACGATTTACTAAGCGATAACCCGGAGGGCAGTTGGGTGATACAGATCTATAAAGACCAGGACGCTACAAATACATTGTTTTGGCAAGGTGAGATACTACCCGAGCAAGTTGTAATCCCAGACATGGCCCCAAATGCCTCTATATCAATTACAGCTGTAGACGGTTTAGCTAATCTCAAAGGTATAAAGTACAACAATGACGGTACAGCCTACGAGGGAACGGCTACAATATTAGAGCACTTACATAACGTACTGCAAAAACTATACATAGCCCCACAGTGGGCCGCTTCAGATGTAGAGCTCAAGTTCTTTGAGGACATGATAGGTAAGCAGTACAAAGATCTAATAGGAAGCAACCAAAATAAGCAGCTACAAAACGCCAAAGTATCACACGAAACTTACTACAAAAAAGACGAAGACGGCTCAAATGAATACTTTTCAGCTTATGAAGTACTTGAAAGCTTAGCAGTAACTTTTAACGCTTGTATTTTCGCCTCTGAGGGCTCTATATGGTGGGTACCTTTAGGCTCTTTACAATCGCACGCAACTGGTGAGCTTTCTGTAGCTAATTATATGCTAGGCAATGGCTCAGTAACTTATAACACTAGCGCAAACGTAACCTTTGGAGCAATCTTTGGCAGTAATTCGGCGCAATGGGAGAAGCTAGCCGGCTGGGCTCGCTCTACAGTTCCCTCGTTTAAAAAAGTAACCAGATCCAGAGACTACCAAGGCACTAGATCACTAGTAAGCGACAGCGTATACACTAGAACAGATTTAACTAATCAGACAGTACTAGATGATGAGGATATTGAGTACGCAGTGGGTGAGCGCTTATGTATATCGGGTACTTTTCACTATGTAGCTGGCTCGTTTGGGTTTATATCTAACGATTTAGACCGAGTAGCTAGGTTAAATATTAAGGTAAAGCTTAAACTAGGCGATGGGGGCGGCGCTGTACGATATATTAAAAGGAATTTAGGCTTTAGTACAGCTAACCAGGAATATGCAAGCTATACTAACTACACTAGCGGAGGCTTTCCAGGTTTTAATCCATTCGACCCAATAGACAATTTAGAATTTAGCTCAGGTATTTCTGGCCCCTCGACATGGGACCAAAACGTATCATTCTCTGAAATATTAACAAGTGATTTTGATAAGATAAGAGGTACCTACGACCCACTGGGCTATGTCCCTCTTCCGCTTGTATGGGCTTTTGAGATAATAACGGAGCCTCTAGCTGTAGCTAGTACAGGGCTTCAGCTTTCAGCTATACTAGAGGGTAAAAATCACTTAGGCGCTACAGATTCAACACTAACAGCTGCGACAAATTCAAGCGGAGCCATAAACTTTAGAATAGATAATTTTAGAGTTAACAGATATAGTGATGAGGAATCACAGCAATTTAGCAGCATAGATATAACAGCTACTAACCCTGTAGCGGCTCGCTATGAGTTTAAACAGCCCTCTACTCTTATAGGAGATAGAATCTCAGATTTTGATCT